ATGAAGAAACTGATTTACCTTGCCATGTCGGTGTTCTGCGCTGTGGAAACGATCTATGGAATCTACGCCACCGTCACGGGCCATAATGCTTTGTTGGCCAGCATTGTGACAGACCTGCTCTTCGCCTTCCTTGCATGGCTTTTCATGCATCTCTTCCTTAAGCCTGAGCCGCGCCATAAGCATCAAGCGGAGAATGCCCCTGAACCGTCTCAGGAGGCCCCATCGGACGCCACGGCAACGCAAACGGCAGAGACGGCCGACACGGAGCTGGGAAACGTCGCGGAAACCGATTACGACGATTACGTGGCCATCGACATCGAGACCACGGGATTAGGCAGAAGCGCTCGAATCATCGAGCTTGGTGCGGTGCGCATGCGTCATGGGCGCAAGGTCGCGTCATTCAGCCAGCTCGTCAACCCGCAGATTCCGATACCGGCCAAGGTCACGCAGATCACCGGCATCACCGACCGGAACGTCAAAGGCAAACCCACCATCGACAAAGCGCTACCCAAGTTCTACGCTTTCTGCGGGCATGATACGTGGATAGGGCACAATATTCGCCGCTTCGACCTGCCGGTCATCGCCCGCGAAGCCGAAAGAGCGGATGCCGGCATGCCGGACGTCAGCTTCTACGACACTCTGGAAATCTCTCAGACACTCTTGCCGCAGCTTGACCGCCATAGGCTGCTCGACCTCATCCGCTATTTCGGCATCGCCAAGACGGAGCGGCATAGGGCCGCCGACGATGCCGCACAGACGGCGCAGGTATTCGAGCGCCTGAAGCGGATATAAGCTTTATAAAGCCGTATAAGACAATATAAAAGCCCCACAGATTGTGGGGCTTAATGCTTTTAGAGACTGTTCACGGCATTGTAGAATTCCTGAGCGTCCTCGGCTTTCTTGAATTTCAGCGGCAGTGAGCGCAACGCACTGTATTTCCATGTGACCGTGCGTTTCTTCAACACCACGCCCTGCAGGTCGCTCACCTGGTATGCTTCGGTCTTCTTGTACCGGTGCAGGTATGTCGTGCAGACATCCAATTCCAGGCGATTGGCATACAGGCGGATACCCATGAACAGCGGGTCGTCAAGCCTTTCGCACGTGTAGATCGCGCCCGGTGCTGGCTGTGGTCTCTTCGCCATGATTGTTCCCTTCTTCTTTTTCCTTGATTCTATTGCTCAAATGATGCAGACTCGCTCAGACATTGCCAGTCGGAAGTCTCCGAGCACCTGCTGGGTCACTTCCAGTTCCTGGGAGATGTTCCACGAATTCCCTTCGTACATTTGTTCCAGCATGCCGTAGCGGAGTGGGTCTATCAGCGTCAAGGCGGTTTCGCGCCTTGCCCTATGTTCCTCGCGACTCCGTGCCACATGGTCACATGACGTGTCGCCATGCCGCCAATGCAACAGCTCGTGCACCAGCGTGCACCGTTTGGCCGTGTACGTGAGTCTGCGGTCGATCAGTATCACCTCGGTCGCGGCGTCGTAGCAGCCCCATAGTCCGTCCGGCAGTATGGCGCTGGACACCGTTACGGGCAGTCCGATGATGGCGCGGCGCATGGCCCCGTATGTCATGCGCCGGTCGATCGGCAGGTCAGGCAGGCTCGTCGTAATCCGGCCCAGCCTCTCCATTGATGGCCTCCCGCTTGCCAGCGGCCCGATACGCCGCAAGGGCCACGTCGCCCCTCTGCAGCTTGTTGAGGGTTTCGGCGGTTCTTTTTTCTTCCTGTTCCGCCAGCGCGTTTGCGAATAGCTGACGCAATGTCATCCCGCATGTTTTGGCGATTCGTTCGCAGTCCGATACCGTCAAGGGCGCGTCGAACCGGGCGCGGACGAACCAATAGTTGCGGCTGAATCCACATTCCGCTGCGAAATCCGTAGCGGTCATACCGCTCCTGGATTGCAGTTTTTTGCAGTATTCCATGATGCTCCGTGCTCCGTCTGTCACGTCGGTGTTAGCTCTTGTTCCCATGGTTTCATGATACCCAATTGTGTACTTTTTGTAAAGTAATCAATTAAGTACCCGTGTAATAGTATCCAAATAAGTACTATCTGTAATCAGCAATGAAACGAGAAAGGAGGTTGGGTGACAAGCGAAACGGAACTCATGAGAGCCAACATCCGAGGGGAGATGGCTCGAAGGGGCATGACGCAAGAAGACGTAGCCAAAGCGATCGGATGCGAAAGGCCGCTGGCAAACAAGAAACTCAACGGCAAGAAAGACCTCACCGTAAGCGATCTGGAAAAAATCGCCGACATGTTTGGAATGACCCTCTTCCAACTCACTACGGTGCTGCTCCAGCCGATCGACAGCATCAAACAATTCAAAGCCTGAAAGCCACACCAAAGGAGCGTCCGATGGACAGCAAGACCTACACCAAAGACCTGCGAAAGAACTGCGTGAAAGCCGTCTTCGACGAATTCGCCGAGCATGGTGACATGATTCGCCCGCAATACGCGGAACAGTGGGATGAAATCTACGCGAGCCGGTTCCTGGGCCACATCACCGGACCGATGGACCTCGACGTGCCAGGCCTCGTGGACGTCATCATCGACACGATCGTCAAGGAAGCGCAGAAATGACCAGCCAACTACTCAACCCGCCGAAACCGCCGACGCTCCACGAGACCGGATGCCTGCTGCTCGCGTCAAGCGGATTCTACATCCGCATCAACGAAGACGGCAGCGCCAGCCTCGTGGACGGCATCCAAGACATCACCCTCGCGGACTTCACCTCGGCGGAAATCGAAGACATCGCCTACCAACTCAACCGAAAGGTGGGAAACACACGATGAGCTGGATGGACGACGGCGGATTCGAAATCAAGACATTCGCCAAAAACGGGAAGACGATGGCTCGAATGAGCTTCCGCACATCGACCGGCCAATACTACTTCAACCTCACCAAGACCGAAGTGCAGCGCATCAGACGTGAATGCAATCGAATCCTCAAGGAACTGGAGGCAAGCAAATGACCAGCCATGACCAACTGCACGACAGCGGACAGGCAGGAAACACGAAACCGAACTACACGCTCCGCCGTCTGAAGTTCGCAGCCGCCATCATCGGATTCGTGAGCAGCATGACACTGCTCTTCACATGGCATGTGACCGACAGGCACATGGCATGGCTCGTCGCCGGAATCTACATCCTGACAGGCCTATGGCTGACCGTGCGGTTCGCCCCACGCGAATAAAGACTTCCCACCAGCCGACAGTCCAACAAAACAAACCAATTAGGGACGTTTTCGCGGACATCCACGTTCACCATGTCGGCTGGCGGGGAACACATATAACTGAATATCGATTATTATCCACGCGCCGACCACATCTCGGTCACATACACTGTCGGCGCACTCGGCTGGGCGACGGTTCGCCCGTCCACGGATTCCAATCTTCTCCTGTCTAAATCTATGCAGGCACTCCGGTGCCTGCGGGTCCTTTCTTACTATGCCTGACTGCTTCAATCACAGTCGGCCACGCCACCGGCCGCGAACACGTTCAGGTCGCGTTCCAACAGCCAAAAGGGCGTTCGGAATCCACGGACGGCATCGGTTCGACTCCGATGCCAGCCACTCAGCCCCATCCACTCGTCAGGACGGGGCACACAACGTCAACAAGCAAAGGAAAAGCCTATGAGCAATGAAATCCAGCGATTCGAGTTCAAGGGCGCATCATTACGCGCCCTGACCGACGAAGCGGGGGAGCCTTGGTTCGTCGCCAAGGACGCATGTGACATCCTCGGCAATGACACAAATCATCTCCGCGAAGCTCTTGATGATGACGAAATCACAAACCTCCGTAATTCGGAGGTTTGGAATCAGCCAGGGCGTGCGCCTCTCATCATCTCTGAGCCCGGCCTGTACAAGCTCATCATGCGTTCGCGGAAGCCGGAGGCGAAGGAGTTCCAACGTTGGGTGACGCATGAGGTGCTGCCGCAGATCCGCAAAACAGGCGGCTACATCCCCACCACGGACGCGGACGATGACATGACCATCCTCGCGAAGGCCGTGATGATCGGCCAACGCACCATGGAGGCGCAGAAGCGACGCATCGCCGAACAGTCCGAGCACATCAAGGCGTTGGAGCCGAAAGCGCGGTTCGCGGACGCGGTGGCCGCGTCGGACGGCACGTGCCTTATCGGGGAACTGGCGAAGATGCTACGCCAGAACGGTTTGGACATCGGCCAGAACCGACTGTTCGAGATTCTCCGGCAGGACGGTTATCTCGGCAAGACCGGCTCGAACCGCAACGTGCCGACCCAGAAGGCCATGGACTTGGGACTGTTCCGCATCAAGGAAACCGCCATCACCCATTCGGACGGCCACGTGACCATCAACCGCACCGCGAAGGTCACCGGCAAAGGCCAGACATACTTCATCAGCCGCTACTGCCCCGACGACGATGAGTGACGATCTGCTCACGCCATCTGAACTGGCCGTCATGCTCGGCATGAGCGTGCGCACCCTCGCCAACTGGCGGTCGACCGGCAAAGGCCCGCCGTATTTGAAAATCGGCGTGGAACCGCCCGAAGGCCATCAGGACAGGCGCAAAGTCAGATACCAGCGTCAAATCGCGGAACAGTGGGCTTTGGCACACAAGTACCGAAGGACGGTGGCGAGATGAAAAACGGGAGATTCGTTCCGGCTGCACGGTTTAAAAGCAGTCCAGACGTCAAAAACGACGGAAAAGCACACGTCGACACCGGCAAACCGACCCTCACCCAGCAGGGAATCGACGTGGACGAGTTTATCCGCGAAAACAGGCGATTGATCGAAAAACTCAGAAAGGGAACGCATTGAAACACGAATACACGGACGAAGAACTCGCCGAACTGAAAAGCATCTACGACGAGTCAGGCGAAGCGGGATTAAGCCGTGACGAAATGCGGACGCTGCGCAAGGCCGGACTCCTCACGAATGGCCTTCCGGCGAAACCGGCAGCACCGTCGAAACGAGACATCATACTCGCGCACTGCAAAACCCGCATCGACCAAGGCCAGCCGGTCACCGGCGAGGAAACAGCCGAAGCGCTCGGCATGAGCCAGAAAACGGTCGGCAACATCATCGGCCAACTCCGCAAGGAAGGACTGCTGCCGGCCTTCGACAAGCATTCGCCACGCAGCAAAACACGGAAAACCACCACAACCGAAAAGAAGGAAACCATGACCAACACAGCAATCCAGGAACAGAAGCCGCAGCCCAAGCCGGAGAACCCACGCGCCATCATCGCAAACGCACTCATAGGCATCTACGACTCCATCTCGGCATTGCAGCGTGCCGCATACCATGCCAACGACAAGGTGGTCTACATGTTCGCCACCAAGCTGCTGAATGGCGAATTGATGGACATCAAAGCCAACTACAGCAAGGACGTGGCGAAATGAAGCTCAATTTCGATAGCAAGGACGGCGTTTTCACCGTCAAGGCCGAGAACAAGGAAGAAATCACCCGACTCAAAATGTCCGCGATGGACATCGCAAATCTGATTGTCAATTACTTCAATGCCGAAATTCAGGAAGTGAAAGTGGAGAAGAAATGAAGCGTATTCCCCTCAAGGACACGGAACGCTACACGGTCGAGCGGTTCAGGCAGTGCAAGAAGACGGAACGTCATCTCGCGTGGCTGAAGAGCCGTAAGGCTGGTGTGGGCGGGTCTGACATGAGCACGATCCTCGGCCTGAATTCCTTCAAGACGCCCTATGAGCTGTGGCTTGAGAAGACCGGACGCGTGGAGCCGGAGGACATTTCGGACAAGTGGGCGGTGGTCAAGGGCAATGCCCTGGAAAACGAATTAAGGAAGCGTTTCCGCGCCAATCATCCGGAAATGCTCGTCACGGACGGCACCGACAAACAGTTCATCAGCCAAGGGAAGCCATACCTGCGCGCGTCACTTGACGGCATCCTGCAGAAAGAGAACGGCGATTTTGGAATCCTCGAAATCAAAACGGCGAGCAACCGTCGAGCGTGGGACTGGCATGACGAGGAAGGCAACCTCCGAATCCCGCCATACTACTTGGCTCAAGTCGAGTTCTATGCGCTCGTCACTGGATGGACGTGGGGAGTTGTGTACGCGGCCATCGGAGACGACGAGCCGGTGGAGATCCCGTTCAAGGCCGACGTGGAGGATATGGCCGCGATCGACAAGGCCGCAGCCGACTTCTGGCGTTTCGTCACCACCGGCACGCCACCGCAATTGACCGGCGGCGACGTGCAGAAGGCGTTCCCGGAACCCACGCCGGACATCGTGGACGAAAGCGACGACGATGACCTCTACGACCTGCTCGCAAGATACGAGAGCACGTCCAACCGCGCGAAGGAACTGAAAAAACGAGCAGAAGGAATTGCAGGAGCAGATCATCCTTCGCATCGGCTCGCATGCGGGCGTGCGCTGCGGAAACCTCCAAGCCACCTACAAGCCGACGACCCGCAAGGAATACACCGTCAAAGCCACCACATACCGCAAATTCGCATTCAAAGCCACCGAAGAAAAGGAGCAATAATCATGGGACAGATCGCACAGCAGGCGCAAGGACAGCAGATGGTCGAAATGACGCCGAAACAGAATCTGAAAATGATGATGAAGAAAAGCTGGCCGCGCATCGCCAGCGTCGTCGGCAACAACATCAGCCCCGACCGCCTCTACCAAATGTGCGTGTCCGCGATCAACAAGACACCGAAACTCGCGGAATGCTCGCCGCAAAGCGTGCTCTCATGCTTCATGACCTGTTCCGCGCTCGGACTGGAACCATCCAACGTGGACGGATTGGGACGAGCCTACGTGCTGCCCTTCTACAACAAGAAATCCGGCGGAATGGAAGCCACTTTCATCATGGGCTACCGTGGCATGATCGACTTGGCGCGACGTAGCGGCCAGCTCGTGGACATCAGCGCCCGCGCCGTACACCAGGGAGACGAATTCTCGTACAGCTATGGCCTCAACGAGGAGCTGCACCACGTGCCATGCGCCAACCCCGGCGAACTGACCCACGTGTACATGGTCGCGCATTTCAAGGACGGCGGACACTACTTCCTTGTCCTTAACCGTCAGGAGATCGAGCAGGCGAGGGCGCGCAGCAAGAGCGGCAATTTCGGCCCGTGGAAGACCGATTACGAGGCCATGGCGAAGAAGACCGCCATCCGTCGCGCCGCCCCGTACCTGCCTTTGACCGTGCAGGCGCAGACTGCCGTCGCCGCAGATGACATCACGCCTGACTACGGCGACGTGTTCCAACCGGTGCTCGATGACGATAGTGCGGAAGAAGCCGATGACGTGACCGCCGAAGTCATGGAAGCGGATACGCCGGAGGATACCGAAGCCGACATGAAGGAGGCCGAGTGATGGCAGGAGAAACCGTTATCACGATCGTCGGCAATCTGACCGCCGACCCGGAACTGCGCACGACGTCCGCTGGAGCGCAGGTCGCGTCGTTCACGATCGCCAGCACGCCGCGCACCTGGAACCGCAGCACGAACCAGTTCGAGGACGGTCAGGCTTTGTTCATGCGCTGCAGCGCGTGGCGCGACATGGCCGAGCATTGTGTCTGCTCACTCGCGAAGGGCATGCGTGTGATCGCGCAAGGCCGTTTGCAGCAGCGTTCCTATCAGGCGCAGGACGGCTCCAACCGCACGGTCATCGAGTTGCAAGTTGACGAGATCGGACCAAGCCTGCGGTATGCGACGGCTCAGGTACAGAAGATGCAGTCAGGCGGATACCAGGGCGGCAACGCCAACGGTGGCGGCTATCAGCAGCCGCAGCAGGCACAACAGCAGCCGCAGGCTCCGGCCGATGATCCGTGGGGCGCGCCAGCCGGAGAGCCTGACTTCTGATGCGCGAATGGATTGAGCCGCCGGATGTGGAACCGGTATGTCCGAGGCATGGGTGCGCGTTGTATCCGGCGCGCCCCATCCCATGCCCCGAATGCGAGATCGAAGCCGAGGAAGAGGAGGCCGACCAATGAGCGGCAAGCAACGCAAGCGCAGTCGCAAGACCGCGAAGGATAACGGCACGCGCATGGAAACCGCCGTGGAATCCTATTTGCAGTGGGCTCTGGACGACCCGCGCATACAACGCCTCTGTTTGCATGGAAGCAGGGACGTGGGCGACATCGGCAACGTGTACTGGCATGGCCAGCCCGTGTGCATCGAAGTGAAATGGACGCAGACTATGGACGCGCCGCAACATATGCGCGAGGCCGTCACGGAAGCGGGAAACATGGACTCGCCATATCCGTGGGTCATCCAGAAGAAGGCAGGCGTGGGCCTCACGTCCATGCACAAGCTCGGACAACAGCACGCCTACACCGTCACCGAAGTGATGGACGCGATGCTCAGGCTTTCACCATCGGCATTGCGCGCGCGAATCAAACCCGAACCATTGGGAAGGAAGAAAACCATGTGTCTAATCACATTGCAGGAGTTCGCATTGATACTCAACAGTGGATTGCCGCTCGGCCCGGACACGGAGGAATGATGGTTACCCAGAAAGACAAGACGCTCAACGAGATCATCGACATGTGTGTGGAGAAGCGCGTCCATTACCGTCAATTCCTCGACGATTTCATACTGACGCACTCGGAGGACTGGCATGATTCGGCTGACATCACGTGCGGCGAAAGAATCATGTTCCTGCGAGGGAAGATTCAGGCCTTTGACGAATGCGCCGCATGTTGCCGCCAGTCCATGCTCGGCTATTCCGGCTCCATGCCGTCCGAGGTGCCTAATCAAAGCGAGGAATGATGTCAAAAGATAGCGAAGCCCTGTACGAGTTCGCTCATTGGCTTAGCGAGAAGGGTCGTGAGGCTCGTGAGGAACTGGTGTACAAGCAGTACACGCCATGGATTGATGACGTGGCTCTTGGCCGTCTCGAAGCATACGACGAGGCATACAAGCATTGCAGGGAGATGCTAGGCAATGCCGACTCGATATTCTCCCCGAAATTCGACAAGGAGACCAAGCAAAGCGAGGACACGAACATGAAGGAGACAAATCGATGAACGGCGATAAGCAGCATGCGGTGTGGCGTGAAAGCATCGAGAAATACGGCAAGGAGACGCAAAGCATCGTCTGCATGGAGGAATGCTCCGAACTCATCCAAGCCGTCAGCAAGCGTCTTCGAGGCAAGCCCGGTGCTACCGACAATCTTGCGGAGGAAATGGCCGACGTGATCATCTGCCTGTACCTGCTCAAGGAAATGTACGACATCACCGACGAGCAGTTGGAAGAATGGATCGCACGCAAGACGGCAAGGCAATCCAAGCGAATGCAAGCCGATGACCCATTCCTGGAAGGCGAGGACGCGGAATGAGCGCGTACCAACCTGTTCTTGACCCTGCTTGCGGCGGGCGAATGTTCTGGTTCGACAAGTCAGACAGCCGTGTGCTCTTCGGTGACGTGCGCGACGAAAGTTGGGAACTATGTGACGGGCGCAGATTCGAAGTCAAGCCGGACATGCTGATGGACTACCGCGATCTGCCGTTCCCTGACGAGACGTTCCGTATGGTCGTGCTCGACCCACCACACTTGCGCAATGCGGGAGAGACGAGCTACCTGGCGCAGAAATACGGATGCCTCGACCAAGAGACATGGCAAAACGACCTTAAGACCATGTTCAGCGAATGCTTTCGCGTATTGCAGCCTTGCGGAACGCTGATTTTCAAGTGGAATGAGACGCAGATACCCGTCTCTCAGATACTCAAGCTCACCGACCATAAGCCGCTCTTCGGCAACAAACAGCCGAACCGCACCGGAACACATTGGATCGTCTTCATTAAGGAGGATACGGAATGAGCAGGGCTGAAACCACCGCCATGCTATCCAAACTGGTGGAAAAGCGTCTGAAGAATCAGACCGCTTTTTGGGCGAGTGAGGTCAACTTCGACCGCAATACGCCTGACGAGCGGCGAGTGGATTACGTGGGCTTCAAACCGTGGAACGTCAACGGCGAACCGGTGCCCGCAAGCGTGGAGAAAGGCTGCTTCGGATTCTACGAGGTGAAGTCATGCATGGCTGACTTCACGAGCGGCAACGGCCTGACGTTCTACGGCGACCAGAACTATCTGGTCTGCACGAAGGAACTGTGCGACGAGATCGTATGGCAGAAGATGGTGCCGGAGCGCGTGAACGCGATCCTTACCCCCGATTCGACCGGCTCGAAACTGATTCTCGGCCACGTGCAGTCATACAACGACCTGTCATACAGGAGGCGTCCGGCAAGCGAAATCCTGTGGGCAATGGTCAAGGCGAACGGAAAGAGGACAAATTGAGCATCGCGGATGATGAAGCTGAGAAGGTATATCCGACCCGCTACTGGAGTGGAACGCGTGTCAAGGAACAGTTTTCCTGCGACACGGACGATTTGCAGGAAGCGTACCTGCGTGGCCGCAACGCGCCACCGGCTGACGCCGAGGTCGAAGCCGTGGCGAGAAAACTGATGTGGTGGGACATGGCACCAGCCTGGGAAGACGTCATGCCAAGTGAGGACTGCTTCTGGACTCTGGCCGAGCCGGAGATGCGCGCCAATTACATCAGGGACGCTCGGGAAATGCTCGAAATCGCACGGAAGGCGGCAAACGAATGAGCAAGACGATCAAGTATGTGGAATGCGCTCACTGTTGCGAGGTTGTCGGCACATATTACGTGACCTGCCCGTACTGCGGATACAAGTTGGCCGCGCGCAGGCCGACAGGCATGGATCCGCTGTATGGCATGACCGACGACGAATTCTACAAGCGATTCGGGAGCATGTGATGGAAGATGTTGGAATTCTTCCTTGGCCCCCACCAAGCTTGGCGGAGCTCGAAAAAGCTTTGGATTCGATGGACCACGACGGAATCACAAGAGGAGATTAGGCGATGGCTAGACGCGGCTACGTGCAGCTCGTGAACGGCTTCTACGCTAACGAGAAGGTGCAGGAACTGGCCCGCAGCGGACGCATGGACGCTGTTGGAGTCTTCTGCATGGCTTTGACGTATTGCGGCGACCATCTCACGGACGGATTCGTGCCGCGCCGCGCCATGCTCTATGTCATCGGCGCCACGGGCGAGCAGGTCAACGCACTGTGCGATGTCGGAATGCTCGAAGCGGTTGACGAAGGCTGGCTGATCCACGACTACACCGCCCACAACCGCACCAAAGAGCAGGTATTGCATGCCAGGAAGAAAAGCGCCGAGCGCGTGGCCAAGCATCGCAACGAATCGGATGTAACGGCGTTACATCGGAACTGTAACGCTGTTACATCGGGACAAACACCAGAACACCAGAACACCAGAACACCAAAGAAAGAGAAAGAAGAATATTCTTCTTCTTTCTCCAAAGAAATCGGGGTAAGCGACTTCGAGCTAGTGAGGGAGAAGGCGCACGACAACGCCGACATCATCCGAGACTATCCGAACCTCGACCTATCGGATGCATGGAACGCATTCAATTCACGGCATTACGGCGAAACACGCTCCGTCAGCGACTGGACGCGACTATGGAAAGGCTGGTGCCAGCGCAGGGCCAACATGAGCGGCATACCGCCCTCGAAACGCCACATACACACATGGCAGTGCGAACACGTGCTGCAGGCGCTCGGACGCGACAAGGAAACCGCTACGCCAGACCAACAAGCCTGCCAGATGGCGAAACAACTCAACAAGGAGGAAAACGCGAAATGAACAGCAGAACCACCACCCATCCCGCGCACGAAGAACTAGCCAAAGCATGGCGAGAAGGCTACTCCGCCGGATGGAAAGACCAGGAATGCGATTTTCAGCAATATACAAGCGAAAACCCATACAAGGAGTACCAAAAAATGAGTGACAACGTCAATCATCCAAAGCATTACGAGAGCGGCCCGTTCGAGTGCATCGAACTGACCCGCCTGTTGAGTTTCGACTGGGGCAACGTGGTCAAATACTGCTACCGCTGGCAGTCTAAGAACGGCGTCGAAGACTTGAGGAAGGCGCTCTGGTATGCGAACGACGCGGTAATACACGGTACACCGCTCTATGCCGACACCAATCTGTCCGGCCTGTGCAACGCATTGTTCTCCGCTCTCGTGAACGTCGATTGGGCAGGACTCAGATGCGTTTGGTGGGCATTCGCGAACAACTGTCCGAAACGAGATATTCTAACGGCCCTCAAGAACAAGATCGTCAAAATCGAAAAGGACGGTGAATGATGAACAGCTTGGACAAGGTCAAGAAAATTCTGATTGTCGCACTGGTGGTCCTGATGGGATTAAACATCTATGCGCACTGGCATCTAGCCACGCACCCCGATTACGGCATGACGACGGTCAAAACCGGCGACGTGACATGGGTCTGCCTGACCGACCATGGCACGACCATCGGATGCGACACAGTGGAGGAATACAAATGAAGAAAATACTCATGGACATGATCATCAAGTGGCATCAAGCCGGTTACGCGCTCGACGAGATCGCGCCACTCGTGCCGCAAGTGCCCAAAGCCGAAGTCGCAGCGATAATCCACCAGTACGACAAGGAGGCCAGACTTTGACCGACTGCCAGCACTGCCACAAGCCCAGGAAACCGGCGACGGCGAGCATGCTCTGCCCGAGCTGCCGTGAAGACTATTGGACCATGATTTACCAGCTCGGGCACGTCCAACTGCCAGCCCTGCGAAGCATCATGCTCCGTCAGGCGCACATCGGCCCCACAGGCCACACGCCGAACAAAGGCAACGCGCCACTGCCCATCGACGTCCACGCGCAAGACCTCATCGCAGAATCGGAAGCATGGCTCGCCGAACAAGCAGGCAAAATACGCTCCGCATACGCCGCATACGGCTGGCGGAAAGCATGGTACGCCATCATCAGCAACCGGCACACCATATTGAACATGCCAACCGCAGCAGACGACTACGACGCCCTGGAACACATCATCCGACGCAACGAACAAGCCCTGACGCCGGAAGACGAACTCATAATCCTCGGCACCTGCCCAAAATGCGACAGCATGCTCACCGGCACGCCGGAAGCCGAATCGGTCACATGCCAAGGCTGCCACAGGGAATGGGCAGCGCCAGCAATCAAAGCAGCCCGAGACGAAAGACTATGGCAAGTGCGAATCACCGGCACACCCAGCGACGCGGCCAAAGAGCTGAAACGATACGGCCTGACCGTATCACGCAACCTCATCAGCCAATGGCTCAAACGCGGCAAACTGTCGCACGCCACGCCGACAAAACACAAGCGGCAGTATGTATTCAACCTCGGCGAGTTGGCCGCACAACTTGACTGTCACCGTTGAAATGCTATACTGTCGTATGTTTGTAAAATGAAATGGTCCAGCCAGAAAATGGTTGGACCATTATTCATATTCAGCTTCGATAACTCAACGGCAGAGCAGGCGGAATAGCACAAAATACCAACGGTCGGACCCCAACCAACCATGGCGCCATACCGCACACAACCATGATGACAACAACGCATTCCACCTCACGCCGGTCCGACTCCGGCACGAAGCACCACAAGGCGGTGACCACATGCCAAGAATCCGCAAGACCACACGCCAATTCGAAAAAGACAAAGCCACATTCTTCGCGGAGTGCAAAGCGCGGCATGCGGTCTGCTGGCTCTGCGGAATGCCCATCGACTACACCGCCGAAAAGAACACGAGCGACGAATCATACAATCTTGACCACCTCTACCCAGTCAGCAAACACGCCGAACTCCAATTCGACCCAGCAGGCTTCAGACCAAGCCACACCAGCTGCAATCGATTAAGAGGCAACCAAGACCCACCAACACCCATCGGAACACTCTCAAGACAATGGATAACAACAGCATGAGCAAGGAGGCAATGATGCCACAGCAGCCAGTCACACTAGAGCTCACCGCCACAATCAACGACAAGACATTCCCAATCAGCTCATTCACCGTCAACATCCCAATCAACGTCACCCACAACGAAGTCAACACCTACAAAGTCGGAAACACATACACCACGCTCATCACTCCAAAACCACCAAGCACAGACGAACTCATCACACGATTCACAAACGCAATCAAAGCATTCAAAACAACATTCGAAACCAACCCCGACGAGGTAGGGGCGGTGAAATCCTGAAAACCACCCCGAGCCGACCCACTGCCCGCGTGGTTGCTCTTCCTCTCCCCGATGGTGTTTTTTGTTGATGGGTCGCGCGCGAAGGAGGCTTTATGACAGTTAGGAAGGGTGTTTCCGAACGTCGTTTTCCGCATGAGTCCGTGGCGGACGCGTTGGAGAGGTCTTTGCGTAATGCGAAGTCGTTGCGTGCCGAGAATGCGGCTGTCGTGGCCGCTGCTCGTATCCTTGCCGCTCGGATTGATTCGATTTGCGAGACTGGTTTCATTGACGAGAACGGGAAATTGGACAATGTGTCGGTTCCGACGTTTTTGAAATACTGCCAGTCGCTTGGTTTGACGTTGGTGGAGCCCGCCAAGGTTGGACGTCCCGCGAAAGCGAAGCCTGAGCCGAAGGCCGAGGAGTCGAAGAGCGGCAAGGTTGTCGCGATGGATGAGTTCATGAAGCGGTTCGGTTAGGAGGTGTTCGATGGCGGCTGAGAATCTTAAGGTGTTCGGCGCCATCGACGATGAGCATCATGGCGTGACCCTGCCGCGTATCTTCACGCCGCCGCTCAGGCCGTTGACGAGGGAGACGAGCAATGGCTTCGCGGTTATCGCGTTCGCGGAAATCATGTTGCACGTACATTTGTATCCGTGGCAGCAATGGCTGCTCGTCCATGCGCTCGAACTGCTGGAGGATGGTTCGTATCGTTTCCGCAAGGTCATCGTGCTTGTGGCCCGCCAGAATGGCAAGACAACGTTGATGGGCGTTTTGGCCGCATGGTGGCTGTTCGTCGATTCCAACAAGCATCCCGACAGGGTGCCGCCAGTGAAGTTCCTTGTGGTCGGTGCCGCGCAGACATTGGACAATGCGAAAGGCCCTTACAATCAGGTCAAGGAATGGTGCAATCCTCAGCCTTCGACCGATGAGGAAGCGGATCTGGTGATCCCGGATCTCGCCGCGATGACGCAGAAATTCGTCAACACGAACGGCGAGGAGGCGATCATCACCCGTTCGAAGGCCAGATATATCGTCCGTGCCGACAAGAACATTCGAGCGAAGAGCGCTGCCCGTGTCGTGTTCGATGAGTTGCGTGAGCAGCATACTGATGATGGCTGGAACGCTGTCAGCCAGACCACGAAGGCGGTTTGGTCTAGTCAATTGTGGGGCATTTCGAACGCTGGCGACTATCGGTCTGTCGCGTTGCGCAAGCAGGTGGACAAGGGCCGCAAGCTTGTTGACGAGTGGACGCGTCTGAGCGCCGACGGTGGCAATCCGGCTGACGTGTTCCTGTCCGGCGAGCAGGATGGATCGTTCGGCTATTTCGAGTGGTCTGCGCCTGACAAGTGTCCGGTGGATGATGCCGACGCTATTCGCCAGGCGAATCCGTCGCTCGGCTATGGGCCGATGACCGTCATGAGTGTCAGATCCGATATTGACGGCATGACCGAGGCCGCGTTCCGCACCGAGGTTCTGTGCCAGTGGGTCACTGCGGACATCATTCCTTTCATCAATCCTCAACTGTGGGCCAGCGGCATCGACTCGCGTTCCGCAATTCCGGACGATAGTCGTGTCGTCCTGTCCGTGGATACGAGCGCGGACCGTAAGACCACGTACATCGCCGCTGCCGGAATTCGCGCGGACGGTTTGCCGCACGTGGAGCTGATCGCCCGTCGTGACGGCATGCTGTGGGTTCCGCATTATCTTGACCTGCTTCGTGAGAGCTGGCCGGGCATTTGTGAGATTGCCGTGCAGTCGAAGGGCTGTCCGGCAGTGGACTTCATTGACCCGCTCACTGAAAAAGGGTGGAACGTCCATCTCATCGAAGGCTTCCGGTTGGGCGCGTGCTGTGGCCGTTTCCTCGACCGTGTGCGTGAGGGCAAGCTGCGGCATTTGCCGCAGCCCGCCATCGAACAGCAGATTTCCGTGGCCGTGTCCCGGCGTCTTGGCGAGGTCGAGGTGTGGGACCGCACCAAGTCCGCATTGCAGATTTCCGGCTTGGTTGCCGAATCGCAGGCATTGTACGCCTTGGAGACCATGCAGGCTGAAGTGCTTAAACCGAAATACGAGCCCTCGCAAGGCGTGAGGGTCAGATTCTAGATTCTTCACAAAGAGGGGAGTATCGATGGGATTCCTTGACCGGCTCCTCCACAATAACGCCGCAACCGTCGGCATGAAGATGGCCGAAGCCGACGAGCGTCCGATGCCGGCGACCAGCATTCCACTCGCGAACGGCGACAGTTGGCCGTCAGACATGGACTTCTACGGGTACGCGTCCGGCATCTACTGCCGAGAGTATGCGGTTCGTGTCGTGGTGGACTTCATCACCCGCAACATCGCGTCACTGCCATTCAAAGTGTATCGAAAGAATTCAGACGGCGATGCGGAGGAAGTCACAGACGGCGCTCTTGCCGCTCTGCTGAAGCGGCCTTCGCCTCTTCCTGGAATGACCCGCTACCGTTTCATCAGCATGCTGCTTCGTGACATGCTGCTCGATGACCGGTGGCTCATGCTCCTGGGCGTGAACGGCGGACGTTTCACCCTTCGTCGCATCCCCTCTGACTGCTATCAGTTTTCCGGCAACGCTTTCGGCGAGATAACCGGCGTGAACCTGCTGACGATGGACAGCCGGCAGGCCATGCATTTTGATCTGCCCGATCCACGTGTGCACTTGGACGTCGGCTTCATTTCCGGCCTCCAGTTCGGTGACAGCGTGACCAACGTGCTCCGGCCATTATTGGCCGAGGCGAAGGCGATGGCTTCCTACCGGCGCAATATCGCCAAGAACGGCATGCAGGCCGGAGGCTACGTCTACCGTCCGAAGGAGATGCCGTGGCTGTCGCAGGATGATTACGACGATTTCACGAACGGCCTGCGCAACTTCATACAGCACGGTGGACGTGAGGGCGGCTGGCCTGTCCTGAAGGACGGCATGGAGATGCGCCCGTTGGATAACGTCTTCAAACCGGTGGATGTGAATGATCTGGAGGCGCGCGACCGTATCAACATCGCGGTGTGCAATGCTTTCCAGATTTCGCCTGAAAACGTCGGCTTCCGTACCGGTACGAATTCCAATATCAGCGCCTACAAGGAGCAGCTGTGGAACGTGGAGCTCATGCCCTACATCGTCGCTCTCGAGGAAGCCTTGAATCTCAGCCTTCCAGAGGCTGTGGGCGAGCCGGACTGCTACATCAGGGCGAACGTTGACGCGAAGCTCCGCGGCACGACGAGTGAGCAGTATCAGGCGTTGAGCACTGCTACCGGCAGGCCTTTCATGACGACGAATCAGGCACGTCAGATTCTTGATATGCCTCGTGTTCCGGGCGGCGACCAGCTCATCACGCCTTTGAACGTCAGCGAGGGTGGGCAGCCCAGTCCGCAGGACGGCGGGCGCACGCAGAACGCGCAACAGAACAATCCAGTCAATGGCGAGGACGCTAAGGCGATGCTCGCCGAATTCAAACGGCTTTACCGGTATGACGCGCAATTCCACGCCGAGTGGGACGCGCTCACCAAGGAGGAAACATCATGAGGCTTGATTTCAAGGGCTTCGAACTGAAATCCCTTGATGACAGTCAAGGCGAGGGCGTGTTCAGCGGATACGCCAGCACTTGGGATAAAGACCTGTACGATGACGTGATCGTCAAGGGCGCTTTCGCCGACACTTTGCAGAATGACTTCCAGGGTTCCGGCGCGGGCATCCCGATCCACTGGCAGCACAAGGACGACAAGCCCACCGACATCATCGGCGAGACGTTGAGCGCGGTGGAGGACGAGCATGGCCTGCTCGTCACCGCACGCCTCGACCTTGACCTGCCGGAAGGCAAGCGCGCATACGACCTGCTGAAACGCGGGCTCATCCATCAGATGAGCATCGGCTTCATCGCCGAGGAGACAGCTTTCGTGCAGGACGGCAAGAGCGCGTGGGACGGATACCGTGAGATTCGCCAAGTGAAACTGTTCGAGATTTCGCTTGTGCAGGTGGCCGCGAATCAAGGCGCAGAGGTGCTTGAGGTTAAGAGCGGACGCGCGATCAGCGCATCCAACGAGAGCAAGCTTCGTGCCGCGTTGGACAGTCTGCACGAGGTCTTGGATGGCATCGATTCCGCCGACAAGAAGCCGGACGACGACACCGATGACTCCGATCCCACAGGCAAGCCCGACGATTCGGCAGATGACTCCACGGATGATTCCAGCGACCAGCCGGACGATTCCACGGATGAACCGAAGAGGAAAGACCAGAAAAGCTTTGACCCGCAGTGGGCCAAGGAATACCAAACCATCAGCGACTTCTTCTCGCTGCAAAATTAACCGAAAGGAGCGCCATGAACCTCATGGACAAGCTCGCCGCCGAGAAGAAGGCGGCACAGTCCATCCTCGCCAAGGGAATGGATAACATCACCGAAAAGGAGCAGGAGGAGCTGAAGCAGCATTACGCCGAGGCGAAGAAGCTGCAGGAGCGCATCGACCTGTTCAAGGAGGCCGGCGAAGGACTTGACAGGCTCGCCGGCACGTCCAAGACCGAGCGCAAGACCGCCGAGGCGCAGACCCTCGGCGACTTCTATGTCGAGTCCCTGCAGGAGAAGGGGTTGAGCGTGCTCGCGACCAAGGGAGGATTGTTCTCCACTCCGGAATTCAAGGCCGCGTCTGATACCCATGCCGAGGGTGGTGCCGGTTACGCTCCATTCCTCACCGAAACCGACCAGAACGGCGTATGGCCATACGAACGTCCGCTCGTCATCGCCGACCTGTTCGCATCCGGCACCATGAGCGGCACCACCATCAAATACCCGGTCTACGGCTCCCTCGAAGGCAACGCCACCACCGTCGCCGAGGGCGGACAGAAGCCGCAGCTCCATCTCCCGGACCCGACTTGGGTGTCCGACAGTCTCCATGAGATCGCAGTATGGTGGAAGATCACCGACGACATGGCCGAAGACCTGCCTTTCGTCGTGTCCGAGATCAACCAGCACGCCCAGTACAATCTGAAGCTGCAGGAGGAGATTCAGCTTCTGTCCGGCAACGGCACCGATCCGAATCTCAATGGCATTCTGAACCGTGAAATCCAGACCAAGGCGCAGGCCAACGATTCCGACCCCGACCGCATCTTCGCGGCCACCACCGATATCGCCACCGCGACAGGCTTCTCCGCCGACGCCGTGGTCATCAATCCGGCGGACTATCAGGCAATCCGCCTGTCCAAGGATGCGAACGGCCAGTACTTCGGCGGCGGTTTCTTCGCCGGACAGTACGGCAATGGCGGCATCATGCAGAACCCGCCGCTGTGGGGGCTGCGCACCGTCGTGACCGAGGCGATGACCAAGGGCACCGTGCTCGTCGGCGCGTTCAAGGCAGGCGGCACCATCTACCGCAAGGGCGGTCTGACCGTCGAATCCACCAACAGCCACGAGAACGACTTCACCAACGACAAGATCACGTTCCGAGTCAAGGAACGCCTCGCCCTGCAGGTCAAGTACCCGAAAGCGTTCGTCAAGGTGACGCTCGGCAAGGCCGCGGCCAAGGTCTCGGTCGAGTGAGTCTGGGGGGGGTCGGCATGAGTGACGCGAATGTGATTCCTGACATGATTGCCGACCCTTCGGCTTTCGAGGATGACGCGCGGTTCCGGATCAACGCAGCGCAGGCGGCCATCCGCCGCGAATGCGGTTGGCATGTCATGCCGAACATGGCATTGTCCGGCGTCATCAACTCGCGTGGCGGCACGGTGATTCGACTGCCCGCACGTCATGTGACGAGCATCGAATCATTGACCGACCGTCAGGGCAATCCGCTGGCCTACGCCTATGACCCGGAAACCGGTCTTGTGGAGTCGCTCTCCGGTGGCTTCCCGGTCGGCGTTGCGGCCATCCATTATTCGATCCATGCCGGATATGATGACGCGCCAGACGTGCAGCAGGTGCTCATCAGCGCAGCGAAGCGAGCGGGCATGAGCCCGATCGGGCTCGTCACCTCGCAGTCCACCAACGGCTCCAGCGCGTCATACGATGCGGTGTCGCTCATGCAGGACGAGAAGGACAAGCTCAAACCCTACAGGCTGGGAGGCTTGCCATGAGCCTGCTTGACGACATGAATGCCGATGGCGGCGGATGGCGTATGCCGGGCGCGACCAAGTGGCGGCGACTTCGTGCTCGGAAGGTCGATGACTCGTATTCCGGCGAGCAGGCTGGCGAGGACTGGTCTAATCCGGAAACTTTGGATTTCGCTGGCGCTCTCGCCAGCTCCAGCAGCACGCGCACGCCCGACGGCCTGCGCGAGCAGACCACGAGCGCGGCTTATCTCACGTCTCCTGATCCGTCCTTGGACATCATGCCGGGTGACAGGATTCAGGCGTTGCCGGATGACGGGCGACGTTGGGAGGTCAGCGGCTATCCGAGTCGTGACGCGAATGCTTTCACGTCGTGGCAGCCGACGATCGAGATTCCACTATCCGAATACAGGGGGTGACGGCTTTTGGGAGTGATGGTCAAATTCAACGACAGATATTTTGACGAATTGTTGAATTCGGCTGGCGTCAAGGCCATGACACGTCGTGCCGCGGAAAAGACGCTCGAATATGCGAAGGCTCACGCTCCCGTGGACACCGGAGATTACCGTGATGGCTTGCAGATCGAGGAGGTCAAGCACGCGCATCGAACCACATGCATGGTGGTCGGCACCGACCCGAAGACCCTGCTCGTGGAATCGAAGACGGGCAATCTCCGCAAGGCGTTGAAGGCAGGCAAAACATGACAGCAGTCCTGCCACCGGACATTGAATTGTGGATCTGCTCTTTTCTGCGTGCCAGGCTTAAGCCGTCTTTTTCGACGATCATCGTTTCGAATCGTGAGCCGGACGATTACGACGGCTCACGGCCGCTCGTCGTGGTGCGTGATGATGGCGGCTCGCAGTCGAATCGCGTGCTCTTCGACCGGAGCGTCGGCGTGACCGTGCGTTATGGGGCTCGTGCCGCTCCGAAACCATGCCGTGACTTGGCGTCCAGAATCTACGGTTTGCTCACCGACCCGGCGATTTGCTCTATTGACGGTTCTCCGATCGCGGCAATCGAAGAGGACGGGTGCAATGGTCCGTATTTCGTGGCCGAGGACGCGAATATCGCCAGATGCTATCTGGCTCTCGAATTCTCCGCTATCGGGGAATTCCAATAATTTAAGTTTTTCTGAATTTTTAAGGCGTTGAAACCAAGTGTTTCAGCGCCTTTTTGTTTGAAAGGACAAAAAATGGCAGCTGATTCAGCAGGCAATGACCTTAGCGCCGCGAAGATCGTGGTCACAAGCGCCTACCGTTTCGCACCCTATGACGCGACTCAGAAGCTGACCGCCGATCTCATCGCGCCGACCGTGGCCGACGTGAAGACCGGCTTGGACAAGATTTTCAGCAAAGGCGGTTTCGTCGGCCTTATCACCGAGGATGGCGCACCGCAGGACAGTCGTGATGCCGATGATGCGATCAAGTTCCACCAGCCTGGCTACCGCATTAATGGCAAGGCTTCGCTGACCGAACAGTTCACCGTGGCCGAGGATAACAGCATCACGCGCCAGATGACCATCGGAACGCCGGACGCCAATGGCGTCTATCACGTGACCGATGTGATTCAGGATGGCAAGTGGTTCTGCTACAAGGAGACTGTTTACAAGAACGGCACGCACCGCCGCCGTCTGGGTGTCGTGAATATGACCGGCAACGAGCAGGGGCAGGAGACTGCCGGCAAGAACACCGGTGACGCTTGGACCATCGAATGGATTCAGGATGACGCCTGCGATTCCGGCAACAGCAAGTATTTGGAGTCCTTCGTGACTCCGACTGTTTCGTCCGGTCCTCATATCGACGGTCATCAGGCTGATGATTCCGAGTCTCAGCCGGTCACCGACTGACACTGACATTGATTCTTCCTGGCATGTGTTTCTTTCTTCCTTTCTTCGCATGTGCTGGGATTCTTCCTCTTCATCCATGAACGTAAAGGAATTTTTCATAGTCGTTTGAAAGAAGGAAGAAATGACCAAGAATGTGATGCCCTCCGCCGCCGATTTCGACGCTTGGACTGCAGAGGATGAGGAGAAGGCGCTTGAAGCGTCCGCCGAGCAGATGAAGGTGAAGCATCTCATCAAGGACGGCTTCGTATGGTTTTTGGCACCGCATGGCCACATTTACAAGCTGCCTTTGGCACTGTCGATTGATGATTTCGTGAAGCTGTCCGACATTAAGTCGGATGTCGAGCAGATTCAGACGTTGAAGGACATGCTGACTGCTTTCGCCGGCGAGGAGGCGGCCAAGGAGCTGGCGAAGGAGCCGGTCATGGTGCCGATGAACATCCTCGGCGCCTATGGCGAAATCATTGCCAAGGTGCAGGGCGCTGATTTGGGAAAATCGTCGGCTTCTGCCAGCTCCTCCGAGGAGAAGACGGCGACCGAATAAGGGCTGATTTTGCGGCGCGTGGATGGAGTCTGCAGGCCGACTTGGGCGGCAGGCTTCGCTATGCGGACGCGATCGCCTTGTGGGAGAGCCTTTCGGCGGATCCGGCGACGTATTGCGGCATGATTGCCGCGCATATGGTGCTGCCGATGGATGCGACGGCTATCATCACCGCGATTCAGGCTGGCGGCACGGTGATTCTTGGTGACCTCGCGCCCGAAAAAGCTGGGGAAAAGCACGTCGAAGTGACCGATGAGGAGCGTCGTGCGGCTTTGGAATCGATGAGCAGCATCTTCGGCTTCAAAAAGACAAGTGAATAGAGGAGGCTGTCATGGCTGGCGGTAGCGAGCTTGGTTCCGCGCATGTGAGCATTTTCCCGCAAATGCGGGGATTTCGTCAGAACGTGGCGAAAGAAACCGGCAAGGCAGTCTCCGACCTGAAAGACGCCTTTTCCAAAGGGTTTAACGGGGCGCAGCAGGGCAAGCAGATCGGCAGCGCCTTCAAGAACGGGTTCAATAGTGGTACCGCCGAGTTGAATTCCGATGCTTTGAAATCCTTTAAGAAGGACGTGGCACAAGCATCGCAGAAGAATACTGACGCGCTGCTGAAATCCAAGGCCGCGTCCGTGCAGGTGCAGGCAGCTCAGGAGAAGCTGAACGCGGCCACGCAAAAATATGGTGCGGACAGCACGCAGGCGCAGGCTGCGGCCATCAAATTGGAGCAGGCGCAGATCCGGCAGAAGGCGGCGTCCGACAATCTCAAGGCGGCGTCCGACAATCTCAAAACGGCGCAGGGACGGCTCAAGGATCTTGAGACGCAATTGGCGTCCGAAGCGGACAAGTCCCGGAACGTTTTCGCCCGCATGGCGTCTGGCTTCGCGTCGGTGGCCCAGCAGATCGGCAGCAAGATTCCAGGCGTTAACTCGGCCGTACAGAAGATCAGCACGACGGCTGGCGAGGTCACGTCGTCCATCAAGAGCAAGTTTTCGGCCGTGTGGAATGCGCTGCCGGAGGGTGCACGTAATGCTGCCGCGAAGGCTGGTAGCGCCTTGCATTCCGGGTTGGGCAAGGCGTCCGGTTTCGCGTCCAAGGCCGTGTCCGGTATCGGCAACGCCGCGAAGGGCATGGCCACCGTCGTGTCCGGCGCGGCCACCGCAGCGGCCGCATACCTCGTCAACTTCGGACGCCAGTCCGTCGCTGCGGCGCTCAAGGCCGGAGAGGTGACCGCGAAATTCCAACAGGTCGCCAAAAACAACAATTGGACGGACGAAGAGCAGAAGTCACTGCTCAGCCTGAACAAAACGCTTGGCCAGACCGGCGTCATATCCGGCGGCACCTTGAAGGCCGCTCAGGCACAGCTCGGCACTTTCGCGCTGACGGCCGATCAGGTCAAGACGTTGACGCCCGCTTTGGCGGACATGATAGCCAATAACAAAGGTTATAGCGCGACAGCTCAGGATGGAGTGCAGATAGCGAATCTGCTTGGCAAGGTCATGACAGGCTCGACTACCGCGCTGAGCAAATATGGCGTGACCATGACGGACGCGCAGAAGAAAGTCTTGCAGGAGGGCAGTGCGTCCGAAAAGGCAGCCATGGCCGCGCAGGTCTTGGAAGCCAACTTTGGTGGTATCAACAAGGCCTTGGCGCAGACCCCGCAGGGCAAGATGACGATACTCCAGCATGAGATCGCCGGGTTGAAGACTTCGGTCGGCAATGATCTCATCGCGGCTTTCGGCGGTGTCGGCGGCGCGGTCATCAAGATGGTGCAGGCCGTCGAACCACTCATCACCGCGCTGTTTGACAAGATTGCTCAGCTGGCGCAGAAGATCGGCCCGCCGCTGGAGAAAGTGTTCGGCGCTGTCGCTGACAAGATCGGCAAAATCGATTTCAGCGGCTTCACGGGCCAATTGTCTGGATTGTCCGGCCCTATCGCAGCCGTGACTGGTCTGCTTGGCGCGGCTGGTCTTGGCGGCGCTTTGAGCGGATTGAGTGGCGTGCCGGTGATTGGCGGATTGCTGTCGAAGTTCGGCGGCGTCCTGAGTGGTCTTGGTGGTCCTGTCACTTTGGTGATTGGCGCTCTGGCCGGCCTTATCGCCATGAGCCCGCAATTGCGCAGCGAATTCGGCACGATGCTGCAGAACGTTTTCGTCAGCTTGCAGCAGGCATTCCAAATGCTTCAGCCGTCGATTCAGACGCTCATGACGGCTTTGAGTCAATTGGCGGCAGCTGTCATGCCGGTAATCACCAATCTCGTCGGCCAGATAATCCCGCTGCTGACGCCGATAATCTCCACGCTTGTGGGTGCTTTGGTGCCGGCCATTCAAGGCATTCTGACCGTGGTGACCACCGTCATTCAGGCGATAACTCCGGCCATCCAAGGAGTCCAGCCGGTTGTCACGGCGGTGGTCGCGGCCATCACGGCTGTGATTCAGGCGCTCATGCCGGTCATCTCGCAGATCAGCAGTCTCATCACTGACGTGGTGGCTGCCATCACGCCGGTGATTCAGGGCCTTGAGCCTTTGGTTACGACGGTGGTGCAGGCGATTACCAGCGTGATTCAGGCTCTGGTGCCGGTGATTCAAGCTCTCGCACCATTGGTGTCCACCATCATTTCCGCGATCGTCGGTTTCATCGGCTCGACGCTTCTGCCGACCGTGCAGGCCATGCTGCCGTTCATTCAGGGCGTCATCAGTGGAATCGCTTCGGTCGTCAGCGGCATTGTCAATGTGATCCAGGGTGTCATCAACATGGTGACTGGCATCATCAACGGCAATTGGTCGCAGGCGTGGAATGGATTCATGCAGGTCGTGCATGGTGCCGTGCAGGGCGTGCTTGGCTTCCTTGGTGGCATCGGCAGTGCCATCATGGGCGTGTTTGCCGGTGCTGGCGCGTGGCTGTGGAACGCTGGCGCGAGCATCATCAATGGTCTGCTCAATGGTTTGAAGGCGGCTTTCGGCAGAGTGAAGAGCTTTGTGAGTGGCATAGGCGATTGGATCGTCAGACATAAGGGTCCGCTCAGCTACGACAAGGTCATGTTGGAGCCTGCTGGCCGTGCCATCATGCAGGGCTTTGACAAGTCATTGCGGCAGGGCTGGAAGGACGTGCAGCGCACCGTGAACGGCATGAACGCGCAGATCAACGGCGGTTTTGATGTGGATGCGTCGAAGACCGGCAGGGCGAATGTCAGCAATGGCGGTGGTTCGACCACGTATGTCCAGCAGACCTTTAATTATCCGGCGATCGCTCCGACGAGCATTAGCACGCAGCAAAGATTGCAGACGGCGGCAATGCCGCAATGGTGACACACGAGCGAAAAGGGTGGTGCAATGATTCTCACGGATTATCTCATCGAAGGTCAGAATCTGACTGGTGAGCATTCGAGTCTGATTGTCGGCACCACCCATTTCACGAGCATCAGCCCGCGCATTAATTCCGTCGCGGTGAATGGTCGGAGTGGTGTGATGCTTCCTGTTGGCCCACTGGCTTTCGGCGCGCCGGAAATCACGCTGAAATTCATCACGAATGGGCCTGATGCGGATGCTCTGATGCACCGCTTCTACCGCTTGTGCCGTTTGGCTTCCAAGCTGACGCGCGTGGAGCGTGACACGGTGTCCGGTTGGACTCGGCGCATGACCGCCAGCGCGGTGTGCACGTCATGTCAGCCGGACGGTGACGAGATTCCGTGGGATGACCACCGCGCGGCCACCGCCGTCTTCCAATTGCCTGACGTTTATTGGCAGGGGGAGCAGTGGCAGGAGCGCACCTTGGACGCGACTGGCGGGCGTCTCATGGCCGGTAGTGTCGATAAGCCCAGCAACAAGGGTTATTGGACACGGTGGGCTGGATTGCCGAACGCTTCCGCCTCGCAGCTTTTCGACACAGTGCCGGAGTGCTGGCTATCCAATGCGCCAATCGGCACGCTGGTATTGCGTTTCGGTGCTGTCACTGGTGTGACCATTTCAGATCCGGTGAGTGGCACGAATCTAATGTGGGGCGGCAAACGCGACGCCTCACGACCTTACCTTTTCGTCGATGCAGCCAATCGCAAGGCGTGGACGGCGGCCAATGCCGACGCATGGTCAGGCGGCACGGATGCGACGAATGGCATCGACTGGACCACGGAGCCACTGCAAGTGTGGCCTGACATTTCGTCCGGCGATTATCGCCTCGCAATCAAACAGACCGGCAGCGCCGACAAGGTGACATGCCGGTTTTTGCAATCCTGGGAGTGATTCATGGCAAAGACTTTGCACGCGCGCCTCGTGGCCTACCGTCCCTTCGGCGAGCGAATCGGCGTCCTTGCGGAGCCGGTGAGCTTCAGCGCTTCGATGCTCCACGATGATGATGGTGCGATCAGCATCGAATATTCGATGCTGTCCGGCGACGCGACGGCGTTCGACAGGCAGCTTACCGATGGCCTTGAAGTGGCCGTGGAGGTGTCGGACGGCAGCGGCTATCGCGAGCCGGACAACGCACGTTTCGTCATCACCGGCCGATCCGGCAAGACCGACGACCGCACCCGCACCGTCACCTATTCCGGACAGTCGATCAGCTGGCTCCTGAGCAAGGCCGAGAACAACGATTCCAGCCATCTGCTCGCGGACGGCGACAACAAGGGCAAGCGTCCCTTCTATTCGTCGAATCCGGGCGTGATTATCAAGACGTTGCTCGACGAGAACAAGGCGCGTGGCGGCGTTGCCACCGGCCTGTCGCTTGGCTTCGATACCGCGAAGGACGCGGCCAATGCGGCGTGGGCGAGGAAATACACGCTTTACTATTCCTTGGGCACCGACCTGCAGACCATATTGAGCTCGCTGGTCAACGGAGGCGGCTGCGATTGGCGCACGTCCGGTCGCACGTTGAAAATGTGGAACGCCGACAGTACGGCATTGAGCCGAGATTTGAGCAAGAACGTCGTGCTCCAGCTTGCCCGTGACATCGGCGAGGCACCCTACGAGGAGTCCATCGCGGATCTGGCCAGCACGATCCTCGTCGAGGGTGACAATAATCTGCTTTTCCGAATGGATAATCCGGCTGCTCCGACGCCTTGGGGCAAGTGGGAATCCTATTCGTCGCAGGGTGGCGTGTCCGATAAGGACACCGCGAAGGCATTCATGGCATCGACCCTAGCCGATGCGGCCAGAGTTCGCGGCCAGTACACGCGCGACCTCATCGTCAATCAGGTGGACGCGCTGCCGCTCATCGACTACCATCCCGGCGATTGGATCACCGCTCCGACCGTCTCCCATGGGGAGAAGGTGCGCGTGCAGGAAATCGACCTGAGCATGCGCCAGAACGAGGGCTTGAGCGCGTCCATCGCATTGAATGATATCAAGTACGATGCATCCGTCAGACAGGCGAAGAAGATCAAGGGCATCACCGGTGGTGCCGCATTGGCCGGCAGCGAGGGCGGCACGACCGCCTCCTCTGACCGTGACCACCGCGTCCCGAAAGCCCCTCTCGGATTGATCGTGCAGACTGATGCCTATATCGGCAGCGATGGTTTCGCGCATGGTCTGGCCACGGCTTCGTGGTCTGCAGTGACCGAAGCGACGAATAACACCGCCATCGAAATCAGCAATTACGCCGTCGAGTGGCGCAAGCACGTGGACGGCGCGCCCTGGCATTCCGCCGGAACGACCGACAAGACTCAGCTTGGATTCGGCGGATTGGATTGCGGCACGCAAATCGAGGTGCGCGTCAGGGCAGTCCCGACGTATTCGGACAAGCTCGGCGAATGGTCGAGCGTTTTCGTGGCGACCGTCGAATCGGACACGACGCCATGCTCTGTGCCGTCCAAGCCGGTTCTCTCGTCCGAGCTTGGCGTGGTGACCGTCCACTGGGATGGCAGGACAAGCACTGGCGCTCGGATGGAATCGGACTTCGATCATATTGAGGTCGGCGAGGGCGTCAATGCGTCCGGCATGACCGTCATCAGCGCCACGCAATCCGGTCAAGGCGATTATCTCGTGACCGGCCTGACAGCTAGCTCACAGCACTCTTATGCGCTCCGTTCCGTCGATCATGCTGGCAATCGCTCCGACTGGTCAGCAGTCGCCACTGTCACCGTGGCTTCGGCGGTTTCGCCTGAAGAAGTCAAGCAGATCCGGAAGGATTTGGCTGACAACAAGACGGCGTTGCAGGATAATACGGTCAAGCTCGATCAGGCGCGGAAGGATATTCAGGCGAATAAGACTGGTCTTGATGCGGCGAATCAGACGCTCACGCAGGCCAAGGCCGATCTGTCGCAGGCACGGAAGGACATCGCGCAGGCCAAAAGCGACCTGACAGCGGCGAACGGCGAGATCAGCAAGGCGAAGGAGTCGGCGGCGCAGGCGTATGCCGAAGCCCACTCGAAGAACCATACTTTTCGTGGGCCTGACATGCCGGACGCCTCCAAAGGGCTGGTCGTCGGCGACCTGTGGCTCAAGACCCAGAAGTATTGGACTCGCTGGAAGGGGGAGAAGAACGCAAGCCCCTCACTGCTCGCGGACTTTTACACGTACTGGACGGGCGCGCCAAACGCTTCTCCAAGCGTCTTGGTGCCGCTCGCAGACCGCGTTATCGACACCTTGGTGTGGGATGGCTCCGCGTGGAACCACATGGGCTATGCCGACGTGGAGAACAATGCGAAGCAGATCGAGCAGGCGAAGTCGGATATCGCGGACAATGCCGCGAAGACCACCGATGCCAAGAAGACTGCTGAGAACGCCGCTGCCGCAGCCAAGAACGCGCAGGGCACGGCTGATACGGCCAATGGTGCCGCGAAGACCGCGCAGGATACCGCCAATGCGGCTACCGCTGCCGCCAAGAGCGCCACCGCCACCGCCGGTCAGGCCAAGGATGCCGCCAACGCGGCAAACGCCGCCGCCGAAAGCGCCAAGAAGACCGCCGGCAATGCGGAGACGCTGGCCAACACGGCCAATGCTTCGGCCAATGCGGCCAAGTCCGACGCGGCTTCCGCCAAATCGGACGCTTCCACCGCGAAGTCCGATGCGGCCAATGCCAAGGCCACCGCCTCGAACGCTTCGAGCGTGGCGACGCAGGCGAAGGCCACCGCCGACAGTGCGGCCCAATCCGCCACCGACGCGGCCAATGCGGCGCAGAAGGCGAATACGGCTGCTGCCGCCGCCGCTGGCGTGGCGAACGGCAAGGCCGACGTACTGATCCAGTCCACTGCACCGGATACGTCGATGCGCAAGCCCACGACACTGTGGATTGACACGACGAATGGCGCGAACACGCCGAAACGGTGGAACGGGTCGGCTTGGGTGGCGGTGACGGACAAGGCCGCTACCGATGCGGCCAATGCCGCTGTCAAAGCCAATGCTGCCGCGCAGACGGCGCAATCAACGGCTGACAAGGCTCAGACCACAGCCGCGAACGCCGCCGCGCAGGCGAATCAGGCGCAGGCCGCAGCGAAAAAGGCGCAGACCACGGCTGACGGCAAGAACCTCATCTACCGTGGCCCCGACGAGCCGTCCCATGACGGTCTGAAGCCGGGTGACATGTGGTGGCGCACGCAGAAGTATTGGACGAGGTGGCAGGGGGAGAAGAACGCTTCTCCCAGCCTCATGGCCGACTTCTACACGTATTGGACCGGCGCTCCAAACGCTTCTCCAAGCGTTTTGGTGCCGCTTGCAGATCGTGTTGTCGAAGTCCTGACGTGGGATGGCACGCGCTTCGAACCTTTTGACCTCGTGGCGAACAACATTCTCGCGTCTGGAACCGTGGCCGCGAAGCATCTCGCCGCCGACTCAGTGACCGCCGAGAAGGTCAAGGCCAATGCCATCACAGTGGACAAGCTCGCGGTCAATTCGGTCACGACTGAAAAGCTGGTGGCCGACGCGGTGACCGCCGCGAAACTCGCCGCCAACTCGGTGCAGGCGCGGAACATCGTCGCACTGTCCATCACGTCCGACAAGATTGCCGCGAACAGCGTCACCACTGCGAAGCTCAAGGTCACGGAAGATATGACCGTTGCCTTGCTCAACGTCCACAAGATTCAGGCCGGAGAGATTGCGGCTAATGCCGTGACCACTGCTGCCTTGGCGGTTGGTGTCGTGAATGCCGACAAATTGGCTGCTAATTCGGTCAATGCGTCCAAGATTGTGACTGGTGCCATCACAGCCGACAAGCTGGCGGCAAACAGTGTGACGGCCGTGAAGATCGCGGCTGGCACTATCACGTCTGACAAGGTGGCGGCAGGCCAATTCAAAGGCTACGTCTTTACTGGCGCCGTCTTCCAGAGCTCCGAGGCCGCGAATACGGGCATGAAGCTCAATAGCACGGCTTTGCGGATGTGGGATTCGAGCCATAATCAGACCGTCTATTTGGACGGTGAGGGCAGGTCGAATCTGCTGACCGGCACGTTCCAGACCCGCACGAGCGGGCATAGGGTGCGCATTTCCCCGGATTACAAGTCCACTACCATCGGAGGGACGGAAACGTTCGTCGGTGACGGATTGGAATTCCCCGCCTATGACTCGTCTAACAGCGCATACCACAGTTTTCCGGCCGTCGCCTCGGTCGTCCAGTCGGACGAGGTCGGCACGATGAGCGCCATGAATCTTTGGAGCGGACACGTCGAAAAGCACGATCCGGCGGCTTTCATGCGTCTGAACTCCAAGCCACGCGAGCGTGGCGGCACCGGCAGCGGCGGTGTCACATCCGAAGTGTTCGCCGTGGCGAACACTGATTACGACGAGCCTGACGCGAGCAAAAAAACCAGCGCATCGCTCGTCTTGGCCGGAGATAGCGCGAACGGTTCGAATGCCTGGCTCCGGGCGCAAGACGCTAACGGCACTGTCGGAGTCGGAGCGAACATCGCGACCGGATACTTGTATCTTGGCGGCTTTCTTGGCGGTGTCACGAACCGTTTCACGTTCCGAGGCGCGGTCGCCTGGAAGGCGTGGTGGCCGAATCCCGGACAGAGCATCGCGACCGGCGCTAGCACGCAGGTCAATTGCACGTTCAGTCCGACGAAATACGGACGCTATTACGTGGTTGCGAACGCGGATTCCGAATGGGCCGGAATCATCGCGCACCCGTGCAACACGGGCGGCCAGAGCGGCTTCACCCTGAAGCTTTACAACGCCGACCAGCCGTGCCCGGTCGACGTGTACGCCGAATACCTCGCCTATCTGGTCAAATGAGATTGGAGGATATCTTGTCATCGACTTTTGAAATGGATGGGAACGGATTATGCATCATACGGTGCGATCCGCCGGTGAACGGGTCGGACAGTTTCGTTTTCCAGCCCGATGTGCTCGCATCGTGGAAGGCGCTGCTCGGATTGGCTTCGACCCGTGAGGCTATCGCCGCGATCATGCAGGGCAGGGAGGACACGAGCCGATACGATCCGAAGACCGGCAGGGGCGTGTGGACCGGAGCGTTCGAGGCATTGGAATCGGCTTTGGCGGATTCCGCCACCGGGGTAAGCATGCTTGCGGACGATGGGGAAGTGTTGAATGACCCGCTGACCGCCGCGCGCAATAAGGCGCGTGAGGGCATGAATCTGCCGGTCATGTCTAACGAGACCGACGCGCGAATGCGCGCCGCATTGACTTCTGACGGTTCCGGCTTGGAAGCGTCGAGCGGCATCGACACGGCATGCACGCAGGACATCGAAGGATTGGACGCCTTCCTTGAGGATGAATCCAGTCAGGCGATGCTGGACGAATGCGAGGAGCGATTCTACGGAGCGCTCATGCCAAGACAAAGCCAACAGAATTAAGGAGATTGATTATGGCCGATGTGACCACTGAGACCACTACCGATACCTCGCCTACCGTGACGCCCGCCGAGCCGTCTGGCGTGCTTGATTTGCGTCCGCCGAAGGAGTCGGTGCGCGCGGAATTGTGCCGATTGGGATTGGAGTTTTCCAGCGCTGACGGCACCGCCGAATCGTGGCGTGACTATCAGCGTGGCGTGCTTGCGACGTTCGACGATTCCGGCGCGTCCGTCACTTTGACGGACGTGAAGACGAATCTCGGACGCACTTTGACGCTCGACGGGCTTAAGGCCGTTACTCGCATCGATACGATGACCGCCGCCGACTAACCCGTATTTCCCAGTTTTTTCAACCCCTGCAATCCACACGGATTGCGGGGGTTTCGTATTTAAGGAGACATTTTGACTCAGCAGATTCCAGCCGACGCGAACGAGGTCATCGACCAGCTCTCGCAGCAGATCGGCGCACTCACCAAGCAAATCGCAATCCTGACCAGCCAACTCACGGCGGCCATGAAATTGATTCCGCAGGATGTGCTCGACGCAACCAAGGGGGTGGATGATGACACTGAGGACTAACCTCTTTCCCGACCCGAACATGGCTAACACCATTTTCAAGTGCATACCAATGCGATGCGATGTGGATTTGCCGACCGTCAGCGGCTTCCGGTGGCTGCGTGCCACGACCAGTGGGAGTGGCGACGTGTACGCGCAATACCAGCTTACGGGAGTCGATCTTCCGCGGGCCGGCGTGTATCACATTCACGCAGTCTGCTATGCGCAAGGCTCCGGCGCATTGTTTCGCGTCTATGCGGGTGTCGTCGGCAAATTTTTCATCCTGTACGAGACTGGTGTCGCAGACAATCAGACGAAGACGATTGACGCGGACATCACGATTCCGGCCAACACGACGCAATTGCTCATCCGTGTCGTGCCACCGTCCACGGTCGGCAAATTCATGCTGATTAGAGACATCCTCCTCGAATCCAAGTCCACTTACGACACTGCCGTGGGGGGGGGGCTTCCGGGCTTCTTCACGGGAGACACGATGCCGCGCGCATAGGAGCGTCCGTCGGGCGGGTGATGTCCGATGATGGTCACGAACCGATGCACGAGACCAACCTCGACCACCACCTTGATAGCAGACCATTGGACGTCCATCACGACCGCTCCGAGCGTGAGGCATCTGACATATTGGGTCAGCGCCTATGTGACCGTCACCGGCGGCACCATCCGGATAGAAGGAACGAAGGCCGATATCAGCGCAAGCCAACGTATCCAATACACGATGGCCCTCAACCATACCGGTTGTTTCCCAATGAATTATCACGTCAAGTCAGGCAGTCCGACCGTCACCGTGACAAACATTCTCTTATGCTCGTTCGCCGAATACCAGGCGAACAAGGCCTTGCTCGACGGCCTCAACTTTTTCGACGGGGATACGATGCCGCGCGCCTAACCCTCATGGGGGTGATGGCATGAGCATCATCACGAACTATTGGCCAGATCCACGATTTGAGAACATCGGAAATATCGCTCAAATCAATTGCGGTATCACTGGCGCCTCCCACGATTTCGATGGGAATGTTTTCCCTCGTATCGTCATTAAGACCACGAGCAGTGGCGATGCGAGGGCGGAACTGTCGGTCAGTGTGCCGACAGGATTGAAAATCGTCGTGGTCTGCAAGAGCGGCAATGACGGTAACACGCCGAACGTCAGCAATGCCATCACAGTGTGGACATTGACAGGGAGCAGGAATCTCACGAATCTGCCAGCTAATGGCGGCGTGAGCAGTGAGTTCGTGGTCCCTGCGGAGGGTTTCAAAATCTGCTTCCGCGCACCGAAAGCTATCGGCCAATTGCGTTGGGTCGGCGACATCTTTGTCGGTACGTTGGACGACTATCAGGCGCTCTTGAAGTACGTGCCGTCCGGCTTCCTTGCGGGCGACCTCATGCCGAAAGACTAGCAAAATCAAAGGAGATGTAATGTGCTGCAAAATTTTCTAGCCGGTTTTGGGGGTGTTGGTGGCGCGTGCGCGCTCATCACGCTCGGCCTGAAAGTCTGGCCGGGCGCGTTGGACGCGCTGGCGACCGGATTGTACGCGCACGTGCAACCGGAACGCTTGCCATACGATTCGCCGCTTTCCAAGCATTTCGCAAAAACACGGACTTTGGGAGAGCGGACGGCGAAGATCGACGACCGTATGGACGAGCTCTGCCGGGACACGGTCAAAAACACGCTGATCGGCCTGATCTACGGCGACCAGTCGCACGACCATTCGGAGGCCGTCCGATACGAGCTCGCCAAACTCGAAAAACTCGATGCGCGATGCTGGATCGTCAACGCCGCCGAAAAATACTTGGAGGACCGACAGTGAGCGGCCCAGTCGCGTTGGGCGCGTATCTCATACTCCTCGCGCTCATCATCATCTTCAGCAACAATGCACACAGGAAGGATTAGATTAGCCATGAGTTTGAATGGCATCGACATCAGCAACTGGCAGCAGGGCATCGACCTGTCCAAAGTGCCTTGCGATTTCGTGATCGCTAAGGCCACGCAGGGCACGGGATACGTGTCCCCCGACTGCGCTCGACAAATCGAACAGGCACGCCAAACCGGAAAACGTTTCGGCGTATATCATTACGTCTCAGGCGGCAACGCCGTCGCCGAAGCCAATTACTTCGTCGACAATTGCGCCAACTGGGTAGGCAAAGGCCTGTTCTGCATCGATTGGGAATCCAACGAGAATTCCGCTTGGGGCAACGAGGGCTATCTCGAACAGGTCATCGCTCAGGTGAAAGCTCGTACCGGAATCCCTCCGATCATTTACGTGCAGGCATCTCGCTATGCTCAGGTCGCAGCTGTCGCCAATCGTCAGAACTGCGGCTTGTGGATCGCCCAATATGCGGACATGAACGCTACCGGTTATCAGGATGCCCCGTGGAACGAAGGCGCTTATGCTTGCATCATTCGCCAGTATTCTTCTTCCGGCCGTCTCCCGGGCTATGGCGGAAATCTGGATCTCAATAAGTTCTACGGTGACGGATCCGTTTACGACAAGTATGTGACCGGTGGCGGAAGCGGTTCGACGGCTGCTCCTTCGCAGCCTTCTGATCCGCTTGCGGGACGTTCCGATGACGATCTCGCCAATGCCGTGATTCGCGGTGAATTCGGCGATGGCGATGGTCGAAAGCAGAAGCTTGGCGCGCGTTACGGCGCCGTTCAGGCTTTGGTGAATCAGAAGCTCGCCAAGCCGGCATCCTCCGGCCGGACTTACACAGTTCAGCCTGGAGACACCCTATCCGGCATTGCCGCCAAGCTCGGCGTGGCTCAGTCCCAGATCACCGGATTCCATTCCGGCAACCCGAACCTGATCTATCCAGGCGAGGTGTTGGCCATCGGCGGTGCGGCGGTGCCAACCCAGTCTGCCGGCACGGCCTATACGGTGCAGTCCGGCGACACGTTGAGCGGCATCGCCGCGAAGTTTGGCACGACCTATCAGTCTTTGGCCGCGAAAAACGGCATTGCAAACCCGAATCTGATTTATCCAGGACAGGTCCTGCACATCTAGGAGGGAGAACATATGGCAGAACATGCAGCACCATCCACTTTGGAGACCACCGTCAATAATCTGACCAACGAACGTGAGGATGGTCAGGACAACCAGCCGCCGGACGCATACACTCCGGTCTTCAGCAAGCAGGTTAGGACCGTGGTCTATGTCTTGGGTCTGATCGCTTCGTGCGTTGGCCTTGGCTTCATGACCTTCGGTGATGCGGCTGTCGGCGGATACATTTCGACCGTGGCGGGCTTCATCGCCAGCGGTCTTGGCGTCGCCTACAATCCGCTGCGCAACGCCTGACCGTGATTATTTTTCGGGCGTGAGACTCAACCTCGCGCCGGAAAATCAACATCGGGTGTGGAAAAATTTGCGGAATTATAGTATCCGTGGAATTTTTTACACCCATTTTTTAACAACACATGCCCCTCTCTCAGCATTGTGAACCGCACCCCGATTGTTGGACTGAAGAAATTCAGATTCGATGATCGGAGGTGCGGTTCTTTCGTATGCGTGAGGATCGAAGGAGACGTTACGACGACGGGTTCCGGCGCGAGGCGCTGGAACTCATCAAGGCCGGAGCCGGCGGGAACACGCTCGCCAGACGGCTTGCCATACCGGTGTATACCGCGAGAAACTGGATCAGGCTGTACAGGTCCGGCGGCGAGGAGGCGGTCATGGGAGGCAACGGCAGCAGACGCTACGACTGGGAGACGAAGGTCGCAGCCGCGCGCGACCACGTCGAGAACGGCATGACCAAGACGGAGGTCATGGCGAAGTACGCGATCGCGAGCATCGCGCCGTTGGAACGCTGGTGCCGCGAGTACCGGGCGGGAGGCCCGGAGGCGCTCAGGCCGAAGCCCAAGGGCAGGCCCAGAGGCTCGAAATCCAAACCGAAGCCCGAACCGACGCGCGAGCAGGAGCTCGCCGAACAGGT